GCCTGATAGCTTCGATAGTGCTAACGGCGTCGATCACTTTAGGATTATTCATTTCAGGCTGTGGTACCACATATTCCCCCTTATGAACTACGCCGGCCACTTCATAGCGTCCGCCGGGACCGGTGTAACCGCCTTCATAATACCCGCTTCCGGAAGAACCGGAAACAACACGTTCAGCCGTGGCAGTCTTGCTGCCGGTGGTGTTTTTCAGGGACATGTTTTTAATCCTGTCCCGTTCTGCTTTGGCCGATGCAAGCTGGGCCACACCGGTAGCCGCAAGCATTATTGCAGCAACGGTCCCGGCGATCGGTCCGAGGTCCGCGTACGCCTTCATAATCGAAACGGCCGTATCTGCTATGATCTGGGAACACTTGATAGCAAAGTTTACATCTGCATACTTCTTTTGAATCTCCAGTTTCTTATTTTCCTTCTCTTCTTCCAGGGCGGCAGTATCTTCACCGTTGTTCTCGGCTTCCTGTATGAGAACATCGTATTTTGCTTCCACCTGGTCGATTTCGGCTTGTTGAATGGCTTCCACCATGGAAGAGGAAAGACCGGAATAATAGTCAAAGTATTTTTTAGCGTTATTCATCTGCATTTGCAGTTTTTTACGCTGGTATGTTTTTTCGTCTATTAATTCCTGATCGTGCAGATTCTTTAACAGGGCCAGTTCATTCTGGTATTCCTGCGCCCATGATACGCCGATCTGGGATTGAATCTGGTATAAACTATTCTGGTATTCAAATTCAAGCTGGCTAATTTCCTGTTGTTTCTGCTTCTCCAAACCAACAGTAGAAATCCCCGCCTGTCTCGCTATCTCAATTATGGCATTATAAGTCGTTTCTACATCCTGAACCTGTTTCCGGTGTGCTTCCTGCATACCGGTTATTCCTACCGGAACGGAAGTTATTTCACGTACTTTTTGAGCAATGGCCGCCCGATCACGTAATAACTTCATTTCAGACTCACGCACGGTGTCGGCCGCTTCCGTCGCTGTTTCTATACGTTTCTGTTTGCCGGTAATTTCCAAAGCGGCAATATCATCCTGGTAGGTACGGTTTATCTCCAGAAGTTCTGCGGCGTGCTCCGCTTCAACTTCCAGCATATAGGCGTCGGCGGCTTCCTGCGTGATACTCTGGTTTAATACCGCTTTTTCCATAGTGTCCTTCTGGACATTGTAATAGGCGGTTTCAATCTTTAACCGTTCGTCCCGTTTCTCCTGTACCAGTTTTATACGGGCGTCCTCCTGCTTGCCGGTTTCCGTAAAAATGGCCGTCTGTGCTTCTGTTTCGAGCTTGTGGATTTCATCGAGTAACTTCTTCTTTTGTGCCGGAGTCTTTGCTTCCAGCTTCTGGAGTGCGTCGATACGTTCCCGGTAATAGCGAAGGTTTTCCGCCGTCCCTTCGAGAATATACTGGGCTTCCGTCTTATTTTCCTTCTCCCGGTTCTGTTTGATTAGAAGCATACGTTTTTCGTGCTCGATCTCCAGAGGTTTTAATGTGGCGTCCGTTTCCGTATTTTTATACTCCCCGGCTTCCGCTTTCTTTTTGACCTTCCCCAGTTCGTTTAAACGTTTTATTTCGGCGTCGATACGTTCTATTTCCTTGTTTTTCTTGGCGATATTCGCTTCGCTGTCTTCCGTCCATTGCTCCTGAACCTTTTTCTTTTCGGCCTCCAGTTTCTTTATAAGGGATGTTTCAGTATTTATATTTTCTTTATTGGTTCCGGTTAATGAAGTGGCTGTTGCCTCTGTTTTTAAGATATCATTATTGATCTGGGCGATTGCTGATTCTATACCGGCCAAATCCTTCTGTGTTGTCTGTAGGGCTTTCAACTGGTTAGCCTCTTTTTCCGTACCAAATAAACGGCTTATTTTAGCGGTAAGACTGTTCCGGTTATATCCTGACAATGTATTTTGCTGGCGGGTGTCCCAGTAAGCGTCGCTTTGTTCTGATTCCTGGCTTTCAAGATTCCTTTTTTTCTTGTACAATTCTTCCAGTTCCTCCTGGTAAGCTTTCAACTTGATTTGTTTTTCCAAGGAAACTAAATATTGATCTATGGCCTCCTTGTTGTTGTTTATGAGCCTGCCTTCTTCATTCAATTCCGCATTATAATCCGGTATCAGTTCTTTTAATTCTGCGAGCCTTTGTTTACGGGTGTAGTTGGAAAGGTTCTCATCATTGATAGCAGCTACAAGAGTTTTTATTTTTGCTTCCTGGCTGGAATATTCTTCATTCACTTTCTTTACGACTTCCTGGTGGGCCTTCATCGCCGCCGAAGCCTGTTCCGTCTTCTTTGCAAGCTGGTAGATAGCAACACCGGCTGCCACGAGTAACGCGAGCAGGGCCGTATATGGATTCTTCAAAAGTTCGATCCTCATTAACCGAAGTGCAGCGGTACATCTGGTAGTATTCTTGTGTAATAGTGCCTGGGCTGCCGCATAAGTCAGAGTAGCCGCCCGGCTGATATAAAGCTGTACGGCGTGCGCTTTCTCTGCAACGACCGAAGCAAGGGTCGCCGTTTTAAAACGGGCGTGCCACATGGTAGCGATTTTCAGTCCTCCATAGTAAGAAACCAAATAAGCGGTAACGGTATAAGTGACAACACCCCATTTATTAAACATGTCGATCATACTTCCCACACCTTCCACCATAAGCGTAACAAGGTCTATTAAATCCCGGAGAATACCCTTTGATTCATAGAAACGTAAAACTACCCCTTCAATGGTTGAACTTAGCCGGTTTAATGCACCCTGAACGTTATCCCCCATTTCTTCGGACATAGCATTAAAGGCGTCTTCCGCACCTGTTACCGCATCGCAAAGTGCCAGCACGGTATCGGTACCGTTAAGGAAAGTGTTAAACGCTGCAACGGAACGTTTATCGGTCAGTTCAAGGGCCTTGTTCAAGTCTATTCCTTCACTGTTCAATTTTTTAAGTCCCTTTACCAGATCATCCAGGTTATTAACCGGACCACCGAGAGCAAGCGCGAGTTTGCCGCTACTGTCAGCCAGATTAAGTAAAATATTACGTGTTGCCGTCGCTGCTGATGAAGCATCAAAACCGCTGTTTGCCAAAGCTCCCAAAAGGGCGGTCGTTTCCTCGATCGTGAATCCGAAAGAATTTGCAACCGGACCAACGGTAGACATTGCACTATTCAGGTATTCAAAATTCAGGGCCGAAGACGTTGTACCTATTGCCATGGTAGAAAGTGCCCGTTCCGTATCTTCCGCATCAAGGTTGAAAATACGCAATGTTGCACCGGCAAGCGTAGCAGCCGAGGCAAGATCCGTGTCCACAGCCTTGGCGAATTTCAGCACGGAAGGCGTCATCGCTTTAATATCCTCTTTGAAAAATCCCAGCTTGGCAAGCTCTATCTGAAGTGCCGTTACCTGTGCGGCCGTATAAGAAGTAGTAGCACCCAGCCGGCGCGCTTCATCCGTTAAATCCTTGATACTCTTTTTCGTGGTTCCCAGAATAGCGGCCAAAGTACTGTTTTTCTTCTCGAACTCTATAATAGTGCTGATCGCATCCCTTAGCCCGCCGACAATCTGCCCGGTTATCATTGCGCCGATAGTGACAAACACACCGGCCAGAACCGTTTTTATCTTATTCAAGGAAAGAAGGGAACCGCCGAAACCTTCCGCCTTTTTCGTGGCCTGCCCGTATGCTCTTTCAGCTCCTTTTCCAGGGCGGCATATTTTTCCGGCTGCAAGGATTTCACCGTATCACGAAGCTCTTTCCGCAAGGCGTTTGCCTTTCTTGCCAGCTGGTTGGCACTCATAGTGGTTTTATCCAGCCGTTTCTCACATTCGGCAATCTTCTTGTTATTCTCGCCGAGCGTCTTATTATTTTCTTTCAGTTGTTCATTCAGCCTTTTCCACTGTTTACCACCAGCTTTCCCTGTGGCGATTAAATCGGTCATAGCCTTTTTTATTTCCTTATTGCTATCCCGGAGCTCTTTGTTCTTTTCTGAAAGATTATGTATTTCCTTCTGCGCATCGGAGGCGTTCAGGGTTAACACCCATTCGATATAGTCAGGTTTTAATTTTGCCATAAGAGTAAATTTTATAAGGCAAAATTATCCTGGTGCAAAATGGCGGAAAAGGACATAAAAAAAGCCCGTAGAACCATTCTACAGGCTTATTATATAAGAAGAACGTATTTTATCTCTTAAATGTAAAATCCGAAGGATCAAAATATCCTTTATCCTTAATTGTTGCCCGATCAAGCATCCGGCAAACGTACCAGGTTAGAGGAACCGATATAAAAGGTGTCACGGTAAAGGATAGAAAGGTAAAAGCAAGCCACCCGGATAAAGTAGCCGGTTTATGCTTACATCCTACGAAAAAAGCTATTACCAGGAAAAAGCCGATGAGAAATAAAATATCTTCGTATGTCATACAATTACTATAAGATACAAGTAATAAATAATTGGAAATAAGCCCGCCCGAATTGGGCCGGGCTTAATTGATATATCATTTCTCACGAAATAATACATCGGGTGTATTAAGTTCTTTTTTATGAAGTATAATAGAAACCTTATAACAGGTTGTATTATCAAAATTGAGCGGAAACTAATTCATTTCCTATTTTCTTTATTGCTATCCTTATTTTATCATACTGTTTTTCACCGACATTCGCCACTCCGGACGCATACTGACGCATAAGAGACGGATTTATACCAGCAACCTCTGCTATCTTTGAAATATTGAGAAATGAAAAATAATTAAAGAATGATTGTAGATCATATTTATAAGAAAATTCCAATACTGGAACCTCCTTGCCTTCTTCCGCTAACATCTCTTTTATTTCCTCGTATGATTTCAGAAAATCAGCCTTAGCCGCTTCCGCTGTATCTCCGTAGCCGGCCAATCCAAAATCCGGTAACTCTTCTTCCATAAAACAGGAATAATAACCGTCTTTCGCACGTTCAAACAAAACATTCACTTTCATACTATTTATTTTTTAAATGTGGCAGGCAATATTACCTGCCACTATCGTACCTAAAAGTCTTAAATTATGAAGTAAAGAAGTGCGGGGATTAAATCCCCAGCACTTTTCTTGCGTTACGTTCTATGTGAAGAGAAACCTCTTTAGACCCGTGACGGGGTATCGAAAACTTTTTGCCAGTCTTGGGACTGAACCAAACATCGTGTTCTCCGCCATGTCTCACAACGTAACAACCTGCCGCCTTTAATTCGGCGTAAAGTTGATTGTACTTCATAAAATAAAAGAACTTTTAAATACAATGCAAATATAGCAAATATGCTACAATTATACAAGCAATATAAATATATTTATTGCGATTTTGCTATATTTTAACATCATTTTGGAAGGTAGCAATACGATTATTTTAGCGAACTGGCAAACATTTCTTTTACTCTTTCCCTTATATAGTCCTGATATTCATATTTAACCTTTCCAAGTGTATCATGATACAGAATCCCGTATATCTGCCGGTTATAAATCTGGTAATTACCGTGTCTCTTCATATCCAGGAAGCGAGTATATAATGGAAGGTTAGAACGGGCGATTACCCCCTCGCCGTCTGGAATGACCGAATAATTCGGGTTCTGCAATGCGGCCATTAATGCACCGGACCGCCCTTGTACAAGTGTTCCATATCCTTGTACCTTCTTCCGCGCACGGCCTTTCTGGTAAATCCGTTTGGTAGCGATATCCAGTTGGGCCTGAAATATATCCTGTATTCCACGCCCGATCCGATCGGTAAAGAAATCCGTTTTAAAATTCTCGCTCATTCAGTTATTCATTTTTTTGTTTTACGTAAAATAAAAAGTGCCTGAACTTATCCCCCAAGCACAAAAAAGGCGGTGAGATTGAACTTACCGCCTAAATGTTATTGTTTTCTATTTTAAATCCTCTTTAATTTCTTTAAAGAAAAAGTTTTTATATTCTTCTGCAAATGATTTGTAAATAGACTCTACGAAACTATTTCCCGTTTTTTCATATAAATCATAACTACATTGTAATTCTGATTTTAAATTAAACCGTGGGAAAGATAGAGTTGCAACCATTGGCGAACACTCAAATTCATCTTTAGGGAATTTGATCTTCAACTCAAACGAATCACCATGTTTTATATATGAAAAAGTAAAAGGCTCTCTGCTATTTAGCTTTTTCTCAAATCCATTACAATCAAGCAAAGTATATATCTTTTTCTTGATTTCTACTATTCTTGCTTCATCCATAATATTATTCTTTATGCAAATATAAACATAAAGCGGTAAATTCAATACATCAAAGAACAATTACCGATTTAAAAGGCTCGGATTACCTCATTACTCAAATTGTTTTAAATGAGAAAGCCAAGCTCCACCCTGCAAACGTCCGATAAAAACCGGATTCCGGAAGAGTGGAAAGACTGGTTAAATCCAGTTCCTTAGTGACAGGGCAACCGGTGGCAGAATCTTCTATCAGCATTTGTTTGATACGTTCCATAACCGGCTGCACCTCTTCGATAGTCTCATAAGCTCCCTTTCGTTGGGGATCGTACTTGCTCATAAGGAAAATAACGCATAAATTATTTTCCCTCACATTATCAGCCGAAAGGCTGGCACCCGTTCCCGACGGAATCAGAATAAAGAGCACCGGACATTCTCCTTTAGATAGCCCCTGTATCGTCTTACTCATTTCCTCGTCAATGGTAACGGGCAGCACCTTCTTTATTTCAGGAATACGTTTTTGCACGCCTTCCCAGTATTCACGGTAAACCTTTATATCTATCATATCGTCAATCCCTGATAACGTTTCGCCTCCCATTCACGGCGGGTAACAAGCCCCGGAAGAATCTTACCGCCCCCGTATATCCACTTTTTAAACTCTGCCGGTATGGATGAATCGTACGCATCCGCTCTGATCTTCTTATAAAGCGTTGATTTCTTGAATTTTCCGATACCTACATTAAAGCAAAAACTTACTACTGCATCAAACTGATACTGCCCCAAATGAAGGGGAAGCGCGTTCACCTGGTTTTCTACTGCCCTGATATCCGATTCAAAGAAGACGTCGGCCTGGGCCTCGGTTATAACATCACCCGGTTTTACGCCGGTCGTGTGGCCGTAACCGATCGTACATACTCCCGCGGCACATACATACGCTTTCAAGCGTAACCCCTCAAATCGCTTAATCTTGTTTTTTGTTCCTGTTGTCGTTCTCATTTCTTATTACGTTTTTGGTGCAAATACTCAAACTTACATTTATACAGATAAAGCAATACATCCCAAAAGGGTGTATCGTCCACCTCCTTCTTATTTCCGAACACGCCGGAAGCCGCCACCTCAAAGACTATCCCGGTCCAGCCGGTTTTATCGTCCGCCTTCCGGTCCTCGGATGCCAGCTTCTGAAACAATATCCGAAAGTCGATAGCTTCACCACCAATATAAACCGGTCCGGAAAGAACCATTTCCCAAACGGCGGAAAAGAGATTTACCGCATGAATGGCAAGCAAGGAAGGAACGGCCGGCGTCTTCTCCAGGTCCTTGTACCGGTAAAGCTTTAACGTGATATCCTGGAAGATTTCATTTATAGCCGGATCGTCCTTTTCCGCCACCGCCTGTTTGCTTTGCTGCAACAAATCCAGGCAATCACAAAAGTTACCGAAAGTAAGACCGTTCAGCATGTCACCGACACCATGCCAGCCCCCGAAATCCTGCATCAGGTTACGACCGGTTTTCAGAATGGGCGTAACGATCCGCTCGCCCTCCTTACCGGTTGTATAAGAGAAAAAGCCGTCCAGCTTTTCCAGTTGCCCGTCCAGCTCCCGGATGATCTCACGCCGGTACATGGTGTAATCCGCTTTCATGCCCAGAAGGAAAGAAAGCCATTTTACGCGGAACTGTCCGGGGCTGATCGTACCGCGGTTCATCAGTACCGACAATATAAGAAACTGCCGGTACTGCTCACTGCTGACTTCATCCAGGCAGGAAGGAACCTCCGCCGTCTTACTATTATATGTAAACTTCTCCATGTCCGGACATTAAAAGGTTATTCCCTTAGATTGTACGGTAACGCCCGGTACATAATAATCCACCGTTTCCGATTCTGCATCCAGTTCACGGATGATATCCTGCAATACATCCAGGTAAGCTGCCGCGTCCTGCTCCAGACTGTTAGCAACCGATTGCCGGGCCTCTTTTTCCGCCCGCAATTTATCCCGTACGGTTGTGCTCTGTTGTACCTGTACGATTCCACTGGGCAGAACTTCCACCGGTAAACGTTCAACGGCCTTTTTTATGGTAAGAAGTGCAAGCGGGCGGCGTACATATTCCAGCAATTTCTCCGTTAAAACGGTATCGCCTTCAATCAGTTTATTATAACGGTTCCGGGTGATAACAGGTATTATCTGCCCGTCCTGGACTTCCCGGATCATAGGAATAAGCACCAGGAAAAGCCGGTGACTTCCGATATTATAATATTCATCGAACGTTTCCTTATTCTGAATAAGAAGCCGGTTTATAGCCTTTTTCTTAATGCCGTTCATCCAGAAATCAAACTTTTCGCGATCCAGTAG